CCTGCCCATATCTACCCGATGCAGTCCGAACCGATGCTGGACAGTCCGTTTAAGATCAAACCCAGTCCGAATCAATGACGAATAAACCCAAGTCAGTCAAAGCCCTGCGAGGGGCAACCGAGCCGAGGGTTCACACGCCACTTCTAAAGGGCAAGTCTAGAGCTGCAGAAGTTCTGGAGATGGTTGACCGCTTAAAGATGGATAAGCTGATGCCATACCAGGAGTTTGTTCTGAAGCAGATGCTCATGGTCGATAAGAAAGATCAATATCGAGTTAAGACTGCCCTTTTGTTAATTTCACGCCAGAATGGTAAATCTCATCTTGGCAGAGTGCGTGTTATCTGGGGTATGTTCTATGGTGGCGAGAAAAAGCACATAATTATGTCCTCAAACCGAGCAACGGCCTTGATGACCTTTCGAGAGATAGCTTGGATCATTGAATCGACTCCAGAACTTAAAGCCATGACCAAGGCTGTTAGATATGCCAATGGTGGCGAGCGCATAGAGTTGCTTAATGGCGCAACCCTTGATCTGGTATCAGATACTCGCGACTCAGCGCGTGGCCGTACAGCTGACTTCTTATGGATCGATGAAGTTCGTGAAATCTCTGAAGATGGATACAAGGCCGCAATTCCAGTGACTCGAGCCCGTTCAAACGCTCAAACTTTTTTAACATCTAATGCCGGTGATGCCTTCAGCACAGTTCTTAACGGATTGGTCGAAAGAGCCAAGGATTATCCGCCTGAAACCTTTGGCTATTACGAATACAGCGCGCCACAGTATTGCAAGATCGATATCTCATCAGATGCCTTTTGGCGAGATGCCGTAGTACCCAGTAACCCTGCTCTCGGCTACACAGTTACGAAAGAATCAATTGAAGAAGCTATTGCGACAGCACCTATTGAAACTACTCGAACTGAAACCCTGTGCCAGTGGATTGATAGCCTTCAATCACCTTGGCCTCATGGAGTTCTTGAAGAAACATCTGATTCAACCCTTGAACTGGCTGTTGGCGCATATACGGTCTTTGCTTTTGATGTTAGCCCGTCAAGGCGCAATGCTTCATTGATTGCTGGCCAGATCTTGCCCGACGGCAGGATTGGTATCGGAATTATGGAAACTTGGAGTTCTCAAGTGGCAGTCGATGACATGAAGATTGCAGTAGCGATTAAGGCTTGGTCTGACATCTATCGCCCTCGATTAGTTTGCTATGACAAGTATGCAACTCAGTCGATTGCGGATCGATTACGCAATTCTGGCCTAATGACTGAAGATGTTAGCGGCCAACAGTTCTATCAGGCCTGTGGCGATCTTTTGACTGGATTGGTAACTCACAAGGTCGTTCACAATGGGCAAGCTGAACTTATTCAGCAATTCAATAATTGTGCAGCTAAAGTTAACGATTCTGCATGGCGTATCATAAAGCGTAAATCGGCTGGCGATATTTCAGCCATTATTGGCGTGGCAATGGCAGTATCAAAATTGATGTTGCCTACTCCAAAACCTCAAATCGTAACTTGACAAATACTAGCAATCTGTCTAGTTTGTGCTATCATTTAGGCTATGGGTATATTTTCGCGAGCAGAATCACCTTCTAAAAAGTCATCTGTCGAAGCACAATATGCCCCACAAGTTTTAGGTGAGTATTCACCTTATGCAATGCCGTTTCAGTATTCGTATGTCAGCAGAGAAGATGCTTTAAGCGTTCCAGCCTTACAAAGATGCCGCAATTTATTAGCTGGCACTATCGGCGCAATTCCACTAGAGCTTTACAGAAAATCAACTAACGAAGAACTTGGCTCACCAGTTTGGTTAGAGCAACCTTCATACTCTCAACCCCGATCAGTTACGATCGCGTACACCGTTGAATCTTTGCTCCTATATTCGCAAGCCTTCTGGAAAGTGGTTGAGGTTTATAACGAGGACGGCAGACCGTCTCGCTTTGAATGGATTGCTAACAATAGAGTAACTGCAACTTTAGATAGCACTAATACTTATGTAAAATCTTATGCAGTCGATGGAATGACATTACCTCAAGACGGTCTTGGCAGTTTAATTACTTTTCAATCTTTGCTGCCCGGCATTTTAACAACAGGCATTCAAACAATTCGTGCCGCTATCGATGTTCAGAAAGCAGCTGCTATTGCTGCATCAACTCCAATGGCTTCTGGTTATATTAAAAATACCGGTGCGGATCTAGATCCTAAAGAAGTTCAAGGATTACTAGCTGCTTGGAAAAATGCTCGCAATAATCGTTCTACTGCTTATCTAACATCAACACTTGAATATAAGGCAGTGTCATTCTCACCTAAAGACATGATGTATAACGAAGCCATTCAAAATCTTGCAACTGAAATTGCTCGCTTGTGCAATGTTCCAGCGATATATCTTTCAGCAGATCAGAACTCCAGTTACACATACAATAACGTTCAAGACGAAAGAAAACAGTTTCTTCAACTGTCCTTGCAACCTTTTATAAGTGCCATTGAAGATCGCTTGTCAATGGACGATATTACTGCTCGCGGTAATGTTGTCAAGTTTGACATTGATAAAAACTTCTTGCGCACAGATCCAATGCAAGAACTGGCAGTTATTGAAAAACTATTAACACTTAATTTAATTACTCAAGAACAAGCAATGGAAATGACAGATCTAACACCTAACGGAAGTCAAGGTATGGAATGACCCAGATAATCACCTTCGCAGCTGAACTAACAGCCGATTCAGCCAATCGCACCATTTCAGGCAAGATTGTGCCTCTTAACATTGAAGCAGGATCAACCAATATGGGCAAAGTTATTTTTGCCTCTGGATCAATCGAAATCCCAGATCCTAAAACCATCAAACTGCTTAATCAACACGATTCCAAAAAGCCTTTGGGTCGTGCCGTCAGTTTCTCCGAATCAGAGAACTCAATCGATGCAGTCTTTTCTGTAAGTCGCTCACAGCGCGGCACAGAAGCATTGATTCTTGCTGAAGAAGGATTGCAATCAGGTTTAAGCATTGGGGCAGAAGTCCTAAAGTCAAAGATCAAGGACGGCGTGACTTATGTTTCCGCTGCTCGTTTGGTCGAAGTAAGTTTAGTAACAGAGCCAGCATTCAAGTCTGCTCAAGTTACTGATATTGCAGCGGAAGAATCTGCTGTAGAAGAATCAACCCAACCAACAGAAAGCGAGATAGCCACCGTGGAAAACACCACTCCAGCCGTCGAAGCAACACCAGTTGAAGCACCAGCGGTCGAAGCTGCTCGCCCAACTGTCACAGCAATGGCTTACACAAAGCCACGCATTGAACTAACAGCTGCTAAGTATGCAGAAAACTCAATTCGCGCAGCACTAGGTGATGAGTCAGCTCGTCAATACCTACGCGCAGCAGATGACACAACAGATAACGCTGGTCTTGTACCAACACGTCAACTATCTGAAATCATCAACCCACTAGGCACAACAATCCGTCCATCAATCGAAGCAATCTCTCGCGGAGTGCTACCAGATGCCGGTATGACTTTTGAAATTCCAAAGATCACAGCAATGCCAACAGTTGCAGTGACAGCTGAGAACGCAGCATTTTCTGATACAGATCAGAACTCAGCGTTTTTATCTGTAAATGTTCAGAAGTTTGCTGGACAGCAAACATTCTCTGTAGAACTTCTTGATCGCACATCTCCTGCTTTCTTTGATGAGCTAGTCCGCAACATGGCTGCTGCTTACGCAAAGTCAACAGATGCAGCAGTTAACGCAGCAATCATTGCTGGCGCAACAGCAGATGCAACAACAACAGTCACATATCCAACAGCGTCAGAATTGCTTGGAATTGTTGCCCGTGGTTCAGCTTCTGTTTACAACGCAACACTTGGACTTTCAAACCCATTCGCTCGTAACATGATTGTTAACACTGCACAGTGGTCAAACATCATGACATTGAACGATGCTGGTCGCCCAATTTACAACGCTTCACAGCCAATGAACGCTGGCGGCGTTGCAACACCAACAGCATTACAAGGTAACGTTGCAGGTCTAAATTTATTTGTAACACCTAACACAGCAGCTGGTACAGATACAGATGGTTCAATCTTGATCGTTAACCCAGATGCATACACCTGGTATGAGAGCCCTACCTACCGCTTGCGCGCAGAATCAACCGCAAACGGTTCTGTAACCATTGGTTACTACGGCTTCGGCGCGATCGCAACTAAGGTTGGCGCTGGCGCATTTAAGAACAACAAGGCGTAAGCCCACTAAGTCGCTGAGAGGGGGCATAGCCCTTGCCCCCTCTTGGTCTTTAGAAAGGAATTGGAATGTCACTGTGTACCGTAGCTGAACTCAAGAGTGTTCTCGGCGTTGGCTCGTTGTACCCAGATGCAACAATTCAAGAAGTCTGCGACGCAAGTGATTCCGTCCTGCTTCCAATGCTTTGGGCAGATACTTATTTCAATATTGAACACAGCAACACGACCACAGTAGGCACTTTATATTTCAATGAACTTGTAAAGAACACTTTTTATGTTGGTCAAACAGTTGTTGTAACTAACAACAAAGCACATCTCAATGGATCAAAGACAGTCACGGTAGTTGACGATTATTCAATTTCTTATGCAATAACAGGCACACCAGCTGCAGAACCACGCCATTCAGTAATGCCTTATGGAATAGTAACAATTAGTCCATCAACAGACTGGACAGCTGATGCAGCTATTCAGAATGCCGCTTTGATGATAGCTGTAGAAATCTGGCAAGCGAGAACTGCAACCCTTTCGGGCAGTAACTCAGTAGATTTCCAGCCCTCACCTTACCGAATGAGCGCACAGCTTCTCGCTAAGGTCAGAGGATTGATCGCGCACGCGCTAGACCCACGCTCAATGGTGGGCTAATGCCATCATCAGTAACCACCCTTCGAACTACGCTGGCGACCGCGTTAGTTGATAACTCACTTTGGCAGACTTTTGCCTTTCCACCTTCAGTTGTTCTTGCCAATTCAGTTATCGTAAGCCCGGACGATCCGTATCTTGCGCCAAGCAATAACTCGCGCAATACAGTCAGCGCATTAGCCAATTTTAAGATTATTATTACAGTGCCTTTATTTGATAACGAAGGCAATCTAAACGGCATTGAAACCAATGTAGTCAGAGTGTTTAACTTACTGGCTGCCAGTTCTTTAACCTATAATGTAGGCAGTGTATCTGCCCCAAGCGTTCTCAATGCTGCATCAGGTGATCTGCTCAGCTGCGAGATGTCCGTATCAATCCTAACAAGTTGGAGTTAATATGTCAGACCTAACACCAGAGGATCTAGCCTTCTTGAAGAAGATTGGTCAGATCACCACAGCACCAAAGCCAGTAACTACTAAGAAGGAAGAAGAATAATCATGGCAATTTTTCTAAATAACAAGGTTGGTTTAAAGATTGCTACAGTTAATCTTTCAGACCATGTAACTGCTTTTACACTTAACCGTCAGGCAGATCAGATCGAAGTAACTGCTATGGGCGACACAGCTCACAAGTTTGTTACTGGATTATCTGCAGATAGCCTCACAGTTTCATTCTTGAACGACACAGCAGCAGCAAACGTATTAGCAACCCTTCAGGCTGCTTACGGAACAACTGTTGCATGGCAAGCAATCCAAGATTCATCAGCTGCTGTATCAGCAACTAACTTGCTTTATTCAGGCACAATCTTGGTTGACAACCTAACAGACATCAACGGCGCAGTCGGCGATGAAGGTATGATGGATTTAACCTTCACTTGCAACAGCAAAACAACAACTGCATCAACTGGTACTTGGTCATAATTTAACTACTAAAGAAAAGGGCTAAAAGAATGGCAAAGCTAAAGATCACAAGGGCAGATGGCTCTGTATCTGAACATCAGATAACCCCATCGATCGAATACGCATTCGAGGTTTACGCCAAGAAAGGTTTTCACAAAGCCTTTCGTGACGATGAAAAACAGAGTGATGTGTATTGGCTGGCTTGGGAGTGCATTCGCCGTAGCGGAGAAACTGTCAAAATGTTTGGTGCAGAGTTCTTGGACACCCTTCAAAAGGTGGAAGTCCTCGATGATGACCCGGAATTATAGGGCGTGATTCTTTTACTTACTTGGTCGCAAGATTAAGTCTGGAAACGAGTATCGCGCCTAATGACTTACTCGAACTTGATTCGAGAATGTTCAAGGCTTTATTACAGGCTATGAAAGATCGAAACAAGGAGATGAAAGATGCCAGTCGCAGTAAAGGGCGCAGTCGCACTTCGTAAAGCCTTGCGTGAGTTCACACCTGATTTAGCCAAACAGTTACCTAAAGAAATGGCGATAGCCCTTAAGCCTGTTGTGAAGACAGCTAGGGGCTATGCGCCTTCTGAAAGCCAGATCCTTAGTGGCTGGAAACCTCGATCAATGGGCGAAGGTAGATTCCCTACCTATAACGCTTCAATGGTTAAGTCGGGTATTGGTTACAAGACAACACCTTCAAAGCCTAACCGCAGAGGCTTTAGATCACTAGCGCGTTTATTTAACAAGACTGCAGCTGGTGCGATCTATGAAACTGCTGGTCGTAAAACTCCATATTCCCGATTCGTACAGAATTTAAATAACAAGTACGCATCAAGCATGAAAGGCACTGGCAAATTAGAAGGCCGTGTTTTGTATCGTGCTTATGAAGAAGATCAAGGCAAAGCCCAGAATGGCGTTTTAAAGGCTATTGAAAAAGCAAAGACTCGCTTAAACCAGAGAGCATCGGTGGTCGGATAATGCCAAACATTTTAATTGATCTAGCTGCTGAGTTTACTGGCAAAAAAGCCTTTGACAAGGCTGGCAGTTCAACTACTAAACTTGAAAAAGGCGTTAAAAGCCTTGGCCGTACATTAGGCGTTACCTTTGGCACTGCTGCGGTTCTTGCCTATGCCAAAGCATCTGTAAAAGCAGCAGCAGCCGATATGAAGGCTCAGCAACAATTAGCTTTAGCCTTAAAAAATGTTGGCTTAGAACGCGATGCAGCGACTGCTGAAGGATATATTCAGCGCATTGAAAAAGAGTTTGCAATTGTCGATGAAAAACTTCGTCCAGCCTATTCTCGCCTAGCGATCGCCACACGCGATACTGCTGAAACCCAGCGACTCATGGGTATTGCGATGGACATCAGCGCAAGCACTGGCAAAGACCTCGATTCAGTTACTTCAGCATTATCTAAGGCTTTCTTAGGTAGCAATACAGCACTTAGCAAGTTAGGCGTTGGTATCTCTAAAGCCGATCTCAAAGCTAAATCATTTGATGAAATTACAAAGCAATTAGCCGCTACATTTGCGGGTGCAGCAGTCAAGTCAGCAGATTCAGTTGCTGGCTCAATGGATAAACTAGCTATCGCTACAAACAATGCCAAAGAAACTATTGGCGTTGGATTACTGACAGCATTTTCAAACCTTGCTGGCAATGGCGATGTGGATCAAGCAGTAAGCAAGATTGATAGTGTTGCTGCATCATTGAGTAAGATGATTGTCGTTGCAAGTAAATTGAAATGGTATGACTGGGTAATTGGTGGCATTACCGGTGGAACTATCACAGACATCACCAAATTCAAAGGTATGGGAAATATACCTTTAACTGGTGGATCCAATATGGATACTCAGCGTGCAGATCTTGCAGCAAAGAAAGCAGTTGCTGCTCAAATCAAAGCCACGCAAAAAGCAACTGCAGCAAAAATTGCAGCTGATAAATTAGCGGCTTCTAATGCAGCAAAACTTTCTAAGGCTCAATCGATCTTTGATCTTGATAAGATCCAGATTGAAGCGGCCTTAAAAGGCAAGATTACAGATGAAGAAACATTGCGCTTGCAGTTACAGCGTGCAATTCTCAACGAGGACTTTACTTTAGCCGACAAGTTACAGAAGCAATTAGAAGCATCGCAAAAGGCCACTGGAGCATTGCAAAGTCAGATCATTGCAATAAAGCCAGCAACTGATCCTTTTGCGCAATGGATTAAGTCATTAGAAGAAGTTTCAGCAAGTCTTTCCAAGATTCTCGGAATGCCAATAAACATGACTTCTTCATCGATCATGAACCCCAATCCAAATGCTGCTGTAGGTGGCCCGGGTGCTGGCAATCAAAGTCCAACTCCAATAGTTATTACTCCATCAACAAACAATGAACCAATTTCAGTAGTTGTTGAAGAACCACCAGCAACTAATAATCCTTTTGGTAATCTTGGTGTAAACAGCGGCACTTTTGGATTTTCTTTGCCAAGTTTTTTACAAAATACAATACCTGCAAATGCACCAGCACCAGTCACAATTATTGTAAATAATAATGGCACCACTTTAATGCAAGATGAGTTTGTAGCAGCTGTAAATGATGCTGTAGTTACAGCAAACACTAATGGTTGGACATATCGTCGACCAGGAGCGATCCTAGACTAATGCCAATTCCAGTAATCAATGCAATCATAAACTTTTCAACAGGTGCTGGTTTTGCGTCGCCTATGATTCTTGATTCTGGCGTTCTTGGCATTAATGCTTTGGCTGATAGCACTGCAGTTACCGTTGATGTTTCGGATCTTGTCGATTCAATTAGAACCAATCGCGGTCGCACAGCTCTTTCAGATGTATTCCAGACTGGCACAATGAGCCTTCGCATCATTGACCAGACAGGCGCGTTCAACCCAATGAACCCCAGCTCGCCCTACTATCAACTTTTGACTCCAATGCGTAAAGTGACCATTACTGCAACTTATGGATCAACTACTTATCCAATTTTTGCTGGGTATATTACTTCATACAACACGACAACTCCACGCGATGTTGGTGAAGTTGTTTATACGGAAATTCAAGCCGTTGACGGATTTAGACTATTTCAGAATGCGCAAATAACTACAGTCGCTTCTGCCACGGCTGGTCAAACCACTGGTACTCGAATCGGCAAGATCCTTGATGCCGTTGGTTGGCCTTCAAGCATGAGAGATATTGACACTGGACAGACTACAGTTCAAGCAGATCCAGGCAATTTAAGAACTTCGCTTCAGGCTTTGCAGACAATCGAAAGCACTGAATACGGTGCTGTCTATATGGACGCTTTTGGCAACCTAGTTTTTCAAGATCGCGCATTGACTTCGTCAAGCGTTGCTGGCACTTCAGTAGTGTTTAATGACAATGGCACTGGTATTTCATATAATAATGCCGTTTGGAAGTTAGACGATACCTTGGTGTTTAACAAGGCAAGCATTACTCGCGTTGGCGGCACTGCTCAAGTTGCTAGCAATCAAGCCTCAATCGATAAATATTTCTTGCACTCATATCAAGAACAAAACTTGCTTATGGAAACAGATGCAAATGCACTAGACAATGCCCAAGCCTATGTAGCTTCTAGGGCTGAAACCTCAATTCGATGCGATGCTGTTGTTCTTGATCTTTACACTGCCAATTATGATGCTGGCATTCTTGCTGCATTGGGTCTTGACTTCTTTGACCCAATCACGGTAACCACAACTCAACCGGGTTCTTCAACCCTGACCAAGACTTTGCAGGTGTTCGGCGTGTCCCATGACATTCGTCCGAGTGCTTGGAAAACCACACTAACCACACTTGAACCAATCATAGATTCGTTTATACTTGATTCAACATTATATGGAGTGCTGGGAACCAGCACCCTTTCTTACTAAGGAGATCAAATGGGAGCACCATTAGGCTTCAAGACATTCGCCACAGGTGATGTTCTCACAGCCGCAGATACTAACGGATACCTCATGCAGGGAGTTTGGGTTTTTGCTGACGCAGCAGCCCGCACAGCAGCTGTAACAAGTCCTCAAGAAGGTAACTTTTCTTACTTAAAAAGTGATGACAAAACCTATTACTACACAGGCAGCGCATGGGCAGCCGTAGGTAGTTCTTCGCCAACATTCGTAGGCGCAAATGCTACTAAAACCGCAAATCAATCTTTAGCGAATGTTACTGTCACTTCAATTTCTTTTGAAGGCACTGATATTGTTGATTCAAACGGATTTCACGATCCAGCGACAAACAACTCAAGAATGACAATACCAACTGGTTATGCAGGCAAGTATTTAATCCAAGGCACATTGGAGTTTGCTTCAAATACTACTGGAGGTCGCGAAATGTATATTCGCAAAAATGGAAGCACAAACTTGCAAGCCATTCAAACTGATGCAGAAGGTTCATTAACAATGACAATCTCTGGTACTTATGATTTAGCAGTTGCTGATTATGTAGAGATACGAGCCTATCAATCTTCAGGCGGTGCACTAGATGTTTGGGCGACTAACAGTGGTTACACAAATTGTTCATCATTTCAAATTACATATTTAGGAGCATAAATTGAATCTATACGAAAAGATTATTGCAGCTTATCCTGAACTGACTGCTAGTAATTTTGGCGGTCGCGGTGAAATTTTACTTAGTGATGATCTAGATGGATCAGGTGCTTACATTGAAAAGTGGGAATACTCAAAGCCAATTCCAACTGGTCTTAAATTAGGCAAATGAAACCTAGATTATCTAAGTGCGCGATCCAGTTAAGAGAACAGATTGACGACACATTCGGAGATCGAGATCGAACTTCTGATGGTTGGATTGGCGACACACGACACTCTGCGCGTGAGTCAGATCATAATCCAGATGCTAGCGGCTGGGTTCGTGCCATCGATGTCGATCGAGATCTTTCGGGTAAAGCTAAACCTGACCTCATGCCAGATCTTGCGGATCAGATTCGTATCTTTGCAAAGTCTGATCGTTCAAAGCGCATCTCCTACATCATCTTTGACGGCAAAATTGCCAGTTCAAAACTCGCTTGGAAGTGGCGCAAGTACACAGGCATCAACAAACACAATCATCACTGCCATATCTCGTTTACGAAAGAAGCTGACCTTAATGGTGAGTTTCTTCAAATACCTATGATCGGGGGATCACAATGAAAGATCTACAAAAAGCAGCAGGTTCTTGGGGCAGAGCATTCTTGGTTGCAGTTATTTCAATGTATGCAGCTGGGGTAACTGAGCCAAAGGCATTAATTGCTGCTGGCATTGCATCTATCATTCCTCCAGTATTACGCTACTTGGATCCTAAAGATGAACTTGGAAGAAAATGACACAGACCGAGTTCTTTCAGCTTTATATTGCCACCGTTGCGATAATCGGTGGATTGGCTGGCTATGTGATCACACACTTGCTGAGCGAGATCAAGCGACTCAACACACGAGTCGATGAGATTTACAACATACTTTTAGAGCGGTAAAATAAACCATGGCTCCGCGCAAAGCAAAGGCAATCGAAGATCAAGGCTACACGCCATTAGAAGCGTATTGCATTGGTCTTAATGAGTATTACAAAGCTTTGCGCAAGGCTGGTTTTCCTGTCGATATTTGTCTGTCGATGATCATGGATCCATTCTCATATCCTGAATGGATTCTACCTAAACGCATCAACGATAATCCCAGCAATCTGCCGGACTTTTATCCTGACGATGACGAGGATTAATGAAAAGAACCATCGTAGTTCCAGACTTACAAGTTCCATACCACGATGAAGTAGCAGTTAAAAATGTTTCGAGTTTTATTAAAGCGATTCGCCCCGATGCTGTCGTTACTCTCGGAGATGAGATCGATCTCCCACAAATCAGCCGATGGACGGAAAACAAACCAGGCTGGTACGAACAAACACTAGCTAGTGATCGCGACATGACGGTCGATGTCCTTTGGGAACTGACCCAACATGCCAAAGAAGCGCACATGATCAGGTCTAACCATACTGATCGACTTTACAATGTAATCATGAACAAGATCCCAGCATTCTTGTCATTGCCAGAACTGCGCTTTGAAAAGTTTATGAAGCTAGATGAACTTGGGATTTCTTATCATAAGAAGCCATTTCCCATTGCTAAAGGTTATGTTGCATTGCATGGAGATGAACAGGCAATCAAACCAACTCCTGGTCTTACAGCCCTAGAAGCAGCCCGTAGGCATGGGTTAAGCGTGATCTGCGGTCATACTCACAGGGCTGGTCAATCGGCCTTTACAGAGGCCTCTGGGGGCAAATTAGGGCGTATTCTGCGTGGTTTTGAAGGTGGACATCTGATGGACATTCGCAAGGCTGCATATACAAAGGGCACGATGAACTGGCAACAGGCATTCTTGATCCTTGAAGAAGATGCCAAGGGAGTTCAAGTGTCTATCATTCACATAGAAAAGGACGGAACCTTTGCCGTTAACGGTCGCAGGTATGGACGATCTCGATAATCCGCTTAGGCGTGACATCGACAACCACATGGACGATGCAGAATTGTTACCATTTCGTTATCAAAAGGTGCTTGATTAGTCCTCGGTAACCTGTACCTTAAGCCTTATCAGTGAATCGTTCACTTGATGGAAAGGGCTAAAATGAACTTAGATCTATATCTAACGCTAGTTATGTTAGCGTTTTTAGTTGTTGGAATCGCAGCTGGTTATGCGCATGGTTTCAAGCAAGGCAAAGAAGAAGGTTACGCACTCGGCCGTTCGGTCGCTCGACACACATTCTGGTCAGAGTGAAGGCCAAGGATATTCTCGATGAAGCTAAGCAGCTCCTCACCGACCGAGGTGACGAATACGGCGACTCAACTCTTAATCACATTCGAATCGCAAGACTCTGGAGTGTGTATCTTGACAAAAACATTGAGCCACACGAAGTCGCAATCTGCCTTATCCTCACCAAGATCTCGAGAACTCAAACTACGGCAGACCACCCAGACAGTTACGCGGACATCTGTGCGTACTCTGCAATCGCTGGCCAGATTACATCAACTGATTGGAATGACCTTGACAGTTACTAAAGCCAAGCCCGGTCAATGGTGTGATTATTGTCAGATGAAATGGGGTCGCGATCACCCTAATGGCAAAGGTAAAACTTTTGCAGTTTGGACTGTAGTAAGTCAGCACGCTAAGTCTAAAGGTATCAACCGACATTATTGCCAGCCTTGTGCTGTCTGGGTGTCAATCTGGCCTGATGGTTCACACTGGCCTTTAACCGAGCAAGCCGAGTTCTTAGTGAAACAAGAGGAAATCAATCATGGCGTTTAACTTAGCTGATTATGAAACAGTCGAGAGCCGACTGGAAAAGTTTTGGAAGGAGTTCCCAGATGGACGCATATCAACGGAATTGGAAGTATGTGAAGCTCATCGATATGTTGTTAAGGCCTATCTCTACCGCACTTATCTCGACCAAGTCGCTTACTCGACTGGCTTTGCTGAAGAGAAGGATACTGATCGCGGCGTTAATGCCACTAGTGCGTTGGAAAACTGCGAAACTTCAGCGATTGGCCGAGCACTTGCAAACGCAGGTTTCGCAGCTAAAGGCAAGCGACCAAGTCGAGAAGAGATGGTCAAAGTATCAATGGCAGGAAGAAGCGGAATTACGCAACCTGAAAAACCAATCTTAAAAGAGAAGTTTCCCGAGCCAGTTAAAGATGCCTGGACAATAGAAAACCCTAAAGACGTACAAGAAGTCGTACAAGTTGAGGGTTCTCCAACTATTGCTGAAGCGATGAACTTGCTATCAGCTGAGTTAAATGCAAAGGAAGTGCCAGCAGCACCAAAGTGCCAACATGGTGACATGATCCATAAAACTGGCGTATCTGCCAAGACAGGCAAACCTTACGAAGGTTATACCTGTACCGCCAAGAACCGGGCAGAACAATGCCCACCTATCTGGTTATAACAATGAGCATCTGGACAAGCGTCAGGTACGATTCCGATGACTTTATCAATGTTGCCTATTCATTGTATGGAGACAAGATTAGATTTTCCTATAATGATAAAACAATGGAAATTGACCTTGATGAAGCCAAGAAACTGGTTAAGAAAATAAACATCGCAGTAGTTATGGCAGAGAACAGCTAATGGCTTCCCAGCATAGAAAGCATCGTGGATACCGCACTCAGAAGTGCGTCGCTGAGTACCTAAAAAAGTGGTTTCCATATGCTGATTCTGCTGGGGCAGGTCGGCAAGGTAGCGATGTAACTGGTGTCCCGTTCGACATCGAAGTCAAAGCGAGAAGTGCCTTCCAACCGAAGGAGTGGCTGGATCAGACACGAAAGAGAGCAGATGGGAAGCTGTCGATCGTCGTGATGAGATTCAACGGGCAGGGCGAAGATGCGGCCGAATACGGCGCAATGCTTCGATTTTCAGATCTGGTTCAGCTACTCAATAAAGTTGATTATGCAGAATGGTTTCAAGAGCCATCACGTTGTCAAGGTTGTGGCACTTGGTTAATTGCAGATTACAAATATTGTTCTAAATGTAAGGATCACAATGCCAGTTTATGATTATGAATGCATAGTTTGTGGACAAACACAAGAGTTAGAACATTCGATGAGCGCAGTAGGAAACCCGATCTTGCATTGTTCAACACCAATGATTCGGGTATTTACAGCAACGCCAGCGATCTTCAAAGGTACTGGCTGGGGTAAGGAAAAGAAATGAATTTGAACTACATAGTTAAAAATGACCAAACTGTATTAATGCCATGCTGTAATGAAGTTCAATTTGAACATTTATGCATTTACTGTTATGAGCCAATGGGTTGCCAGTTCTGTGCATTCAATCCAAATGAACCACATGATTGCATGAACGATTAACGAGTCTTTGACCTGCACTTATAGAAAGGATTTGCTATGGATTTGACATCGATGCTACGCTATAAATCGCTAGCGAGCGCGTGTGCGCGGTTGCTCGCGACCGCGATGTTAGCTTTCGGGGGAGTTCTATTCATAAATGAATCAGCACCCACACAAGCAGAAGCAAAAGAGATTAAACCCTTTGATATTAAAGAATATATTCAAAGCCATTTAACATTAGTTACTTATAATTGCTTAGATACTCTGGCTACTAAAGAGAGCAACTGGAACTTCAGTGCTGTCAATGGTAGCCATTATGGTTTCATGCAGGGTAGATCTGAGTGGCTTAAGACAGCTGATGAGTTAGAGCAGTACGACTGGAGTAGTCGCTATGTTGCTCATCGCTATGGAGTTACAGAGTATGATGAGCCAGACTTCTGTGCAGCATTAGATCATTGGAAGAAACATTCATGGCATTAGATAAGTTGAACAGTAGACGATACAGATCGCAGCGTGAGCGCGTGTTCAATCGTGATGGCAGGATCTGTCAGATCTGTGGCACTGATGAAGGTGAGATGCACATCGATCACGTCATTCCTCGTAAGTCTGGGGGAACTCATGACCTGGACAATCTAAGAGTCTTGTGTAAGAGCTGCAACCTACGCAAGGGTGCGCTCAATGATGGGGTTTTTTTAGGTAAGACGGCTAC